GACCGTCTTTTTCGCAACCGCAGTTGATCTAACGGGGGTTACGGTTGAGTCGGATTGTCGGCACGATTCTTGCGAGCATACAAGTTAAGGGAAGCATATGGGGATTACCGAAGATCAGGTGCTAGAGTTCATTGCTGCACAGGCATGGACGTACAGCAAGAGTTACCCTAGAAACCCGCATGATTATGTGGTGAAGGAGTTTTGCGCCATGCCTGAGTTGTGGGATGGTGTGGTGCAATACATTAGGGAGTACGGGCAGCGTGAGCGGTTCTATCGGGCACAGTACATGTACCTTTACATAGGGGAGTGGAAGTATTGGACTATGGGTGCGCCGATAGAGCGGCTTTCCGGAAAAACGTGGGGAATAGGTCGGAATGAGAAATAACCTAAAAACGGAAAAACGTGTGGAAACGGGTGGCCGCGATGGTCGATAAGGTCGTCATCGGCAACGCCACCCTGTACCACGGCGACTGCCTTGAAGTCCTGCCGACGCTTTCGCTTGTTGATTGCGTTATCACCGATCCGCCTTACGGCCACAACAACAACAACAACGACCTGATCCATCGGCGGGAGGAAGCACTTGGGGTCGGCAAGTCCCCGGACGAAGCTGCCCGCCCCATCGCCAACGACGGGCCAGAGGCAAACGAGCTGTTCAAGGCGGCGCTGCCGATGCTCCACTCGATCATGCGTCCGGGAAGCTGCTGCTGCTGCTGCTGCTGCGGCGGCGGCGGGCCTGATCCGCAGTTCGCCCGGTGGTCGCTGTGGATGGATGAAGTCTTTGATTTTAAGCAGATGGTCGTGTGGGACAAAGGGCCGATGGGCATGGGATGGCACTACCGGCGCAGCTACGAAACCGTGCTTGTGGCGCAGAAGGCAGGCGCGGCGTGCAACTGGCAGGCCGACAAGCAAGACGTGGAGAACATCATCCGCCCCGGCCAGTATGGCATCCGCAAGATCATCCCGCAGGCGCATGATCACCCGACCCCCAAGCCTGTCGCGCTGGCGTCCCACTTCATCAGGCTGCACTCGAAAGCGGGAGAAACGGTGCTGGACCCGTTCATGGGTCGCGGTTGGGTAGGACAGGCGGCATCGGCAATGGGGCGGCGCTTCATCGGCATCGAGATTGACTGCGAGCACTTCGACCACGCCTGCGAACGTATCGAAAACGCCCAGCGACAGGAGTCGCTTTTCCACACGGAACAACCAACCCCGGTTCGGCAGGATGACCTACTTTCCACACGCTAATCCGGATAGCCGAAAATGGACGTAGTGATGCGGAGATTTGCAATGAGTTGGGACTTGAGGCGGATGAGCTTTTACGCCTAAAGCACCTGACAGGATTCGCCAAGCTGTTCGAAAGCGTCGAATACCGGAAATCATGGGAAACCCGAAACCAGATCAAATTGAGGAAAGAGTATGAAGCTGGAAACCAAAAACCTCAATGAAATCAAGCCTTATTGGCGGAATCCAAGAATCACCGATGAGGCTGTAAAAGCGGTGAAGTCCAGCATTTCCTCGTTCGGTTTCAATCAGCCCTTGATTATTGATGCGGAGAACGTGATTATCGCGGGACACGTTCGTTACAGGGCTTTGCGGGAATTGGGTTTTACCGATGCAGACTGTGTTGTGGTGGATATGCCGCCATCACTAGCCAAGCAGTACAGGATAGCGGACAACAAGACAGCCGAGATAGCGGTATGGGATGTAGGTAAGTTAACGCTTGAACTTCGTGAAATAGGTGATCTAACCTCAATGATCGGATATTTTCCGGGCGGCGAATTAGAGGCTTTGATGAACGGCGCAGTAATGGAATCATATCGGCCCGTTACCGCCGAAGATTTATCGCGCCGCGACACTGCGCTTTCAGGAACCATGACCGACAGGGCGGGCGCATCTACGACAAGATATGCGCCGGTTACTTGTCCTGAGTGCGGGCATGATTTCAACATCAATGCCGAGGAGTTCTTGGCAGAATCGGCGCGTACTGTTAATAAAGAGCCAATCCCGTCATGAATCCACGAACCCCTACAGCGTTACGAGTTCTGTCGGGTAATCCGAGTAAGCGCCCGCTTCCTACAAATGAGCCTCAGCCGGAGTTGGGCGCAGATATGCCGGATTGGTTATCTGATGAAGCCAAGGCGCATTGGGGCGTGGTTTCCAAGCAATTGCATGATGTAGGAGTGCTTACCAAGATGGATGGCGTGGCGCTAGGGCTGTATTGCGAGGCATTCGCCCGCTGGAAGCACGCGAATGAGCAGGTCATAAAGTTCGGGCCTGTAGTTAAGGCTCCCTCTGGATTCCCGGTACAATCGCCCTTTTTGTCCATAGCTAATAAGGCATGGGAGCAGATGCTACGCATACTGCTGGAATTTGGGATGACCCCGGCGAGTAGATCACGAGTTGTCTCAGCCAAGCAAGAAGATGAAGAAAGCCCATACCGAAAATTCGCAACGTGATTTTGTTGCAATCGCCATTGAGTACGCAGAGGGCGTAGTCAGTGGTGCCATCGTCGCTGGCGGGATAGTAAAGAAAGCGTGTCAGAGGCAGTTAGATGATCTAGCGAAAGATGACTGGCCGTATTACTTCAATTCCGTAACTGCCAATCGCGTTTGCGAGTTCATAGAGTGCTTGCCGCACACCAAGGGAATATGGGCGCAGCGGCATGAACTGTTGACGCTAGAGCCATGGCAGATTTTCCTAGTAACTACGCTATTCGGCTGGCTGCGCCTTGATAATGACAAACGCAGATACCGGTCGGCGTATCTAGAGATTCCGCGTAAAAACGGGAAAAGCCCTTTAGCAGCAGCGATTGGTCTGTATATGCTGCTCGCTGATGGCGAGTTCGGCGCGGAAGTATACGCAGGGGCGACAACCGAAAAGCAGGCGTGGGAGGTATTCCGCCCGGCGCAGTTAATGCTGTCTAGATCTCCTGCGCTTCGCCGCGCATTGGGCGCTGATGTATGTGCGCGTGCGCTAATCAAGATCAAAGACGCTAGCAAGTTCGAACCCATCATCGGCAATCCCGGCGATGGCGCTAGTCCGTCTTGTGCAATCGTGGATGAGTTTCACGAACATGATACGCCTGCGCTAGTGGATACCATGGAAACAGGCATGGGCGCGCGTGAGCAACCTTTGCTTCTCATAATCACTACTGCTGGATACAACATCGCGGGGCCATGCCACGAGAAAAATGATGAACTAAAAAAGGTGCTGGATGGCGTGATTGAAAACGAGCAATTATTCGGATGCATATTCTCTGTTGATCCAGAGGATGATTGGGCGAATCCGACTTCATTACGCAAGGCCAATCCGAATTACGGTGTATCCGTTGATGGAGACTTTCTGCTGTCTCAGCAGCGGCAGGCAATGGCGAATCCGGTACAGCAAAACAGATTCAAGACGAAGCATCTGAATGTGTGGTGTGCTGCGCTAAACGGTTGGATGAATATGCAGACATGGGCCTTGGCGACTGACACCATGTTAGATGAAGATGAATTGCTAGGCGAGGACTGTTGGATTGCGATTGACCTAGCAAGCAAGAGTGACCTGTGTGCGGAAGCGCGCGTATACCGGAAAATGCTAAATGCCAAGGCACACTATTATCTATTCGGTAGATATTGGTTGCCAGAAGCGGCGATTGAGGAGCCGGGAGCCAATCACGCGCATTATGTAAAGTGGGTCAAGCAAGGCTTGCTTACGCAGACCGATGGAGCGACCGTAGATTTTGACGCGATCACCAAACAGATACTTGAGGATTGTCGGAGAATTAACCCGAAGGAGATCGTTTACGATCCATTCAATGCTACGCAGATGTCGCAGGCATTGATGGCAGACGGCATGAAGAATGTCGTTGAATTTCAGCAACGACCATGGAATTTTGCTATTCCCATGGATGAGATAGAGGCGGCATTAAAGGATGGACGATTCCATCATGACGGGAATGCCATTACTACATGGTGCTTTAGTAATGTCGTCGCCCGTCCTGTAAAAAAGGGTTTGTTTAGCCCATCAAAATCAAAGAATCACCAGAAGATTGACGGGGCTATCAGCACGATGATGGCCATTGCAAGAGCGGTAGCAGTAGATAACACAAGAGTTCCAGCATTTCAGATGATTATCGGATAGGAATAACCATGAATCGTTTTTACTCAAGGTTTGAACTCAAGTCTTTTGACGAGAGTACGGGTGAGTTCGAAGGCATCGCGTCCACGCCTAGCACCGACCGCATGGGCGACATCGTGGAGCCGAAGGGCGCGCAGTTCTCGCTTCCGCTCCCGCTGCTGTGGCAGCATCGCAGTGACGAACCCATCGGGCATATTATCAGCGCGAAGGTGACGGCGGCGGGCATCGCGGTCAAGGGCGTGGTGATGAAAGATCTGTTGCCGCGCATCGCGGATGCGTGGACCATGATTCGCGCGGGGCTGGTGCGCGGACTCAGCATCGGGTTCCGCATCATCAAATCGGAACCCATCGATCCTAAGGAACCGTGGGGCGCATTGCGGTACTTGAAGTGGGACTGGCTGGAGTTGTCGGCGGTGACGATCCCCGCGAACGCCGACGCCAGCATCCAAAGCATCAAGTCGTGCGACGACCAGCAACGTGCCGCGCTTGGCACTGGGACTGTCGTGCGGTTGAAAACCCCCGGCGCTTCGGGACTCTCATCTACCCAAGGAGCAAGCAACATGAAAACGATTGCCGAGCAAATCGCCGGCTTCGAAGCCAAGCGTCAGGCGCTGGTCACGAAGAACGACGAGATCATGAACAAGGCAGCGGAGGAAGCCCGCACGCTGGACGCAGCCGAGCAGGAGGAGTACGACACGGCGGCGAAGGAAATGAAAGCCATCGACGACCATCTGGTGCGTCTGCGCGAGCACGAGAAGGCGGTGGTGGCGAAGGCCACGCCGATCACGCCCGCAGTCGGGGCGTCGCCGGACGCCGGATCGAATGCGCGCAGTGGCGTCATCACGATGGGCGGGAACAATCTGCCCAAGGGCACGGCGTTCACCCGTTACGCCATCGCGCTCGCGCGGTCGAGCGGCAACCTGATGCAAGCTGCCGAAATCGCGAAGGGCTGGAAGGACTCGACGCCGGAAGTGGAACTGGTGATGCGCGCAGCAGTGGCGGTCGGCAACACGACCGACGCAGCATGGGCAGCGCCACTCGTCGTCTACCAGAACATGGCCAACGAGTTCATCGAACTGCTGCGCCCCGCGACCATCGTCGGTCGGGTGCAGGGCTTTCGTCGCGTGCCTTTCAATATCAGCATGGCGCGCACGACGGCCGGAAGTACATCGGCGTGGGTCGGCGAAGACAATCCGAAGCCGGTCAGCCGTATGTCGTTCGAAACCATCACGCTGGGACACGCGACGATTGCAACCATCGTGGTGTTGACTGAGCAACTGGTGCGGTTCTCTAACCCGTCGGCGGAAGCGGTTGTGTCGCAGGACATGCGCGATGCCATAGCGCAGTATATGGACCAGCAATTCATCGATCCGACGGTAACAGCGTCGGCGGGCATTCGTCCTGCTTCGGTGACGAACGGCGCCACGTCGCACGTCATGACCGGCACCACGATTGCGGCCATCACGACGGACGTGTCCACGCTGTTCGCTGACTTTAGCAACGCCAATATCGACCTGACCACGGGCGTGTTCATCATGCACCCGAGGACAGCGCGGTATCTGTCGATGCTGCGGACGACGCAGGACATCTTCGCCTTCCCCGGCATCACGCAAAACGGCGGGACGTTCTTCGGCATCCCGGTAGTCACCAGCAATTCGGTGCCGATCGACACTGGCGCGGACACGTACATCGTGCTGATGAATGCCAGCGACATCCTGCTGGCAGACGAAGGCGGGATCACGCTGGACGTGTCGCGCGAGGCGTCGTTGCAGATCGACGGCGCACCGAGCGACAGCGCGTCGACGCAGATTAGCCTGTGGCAGAAGAACTTGGTTGGTCTGCGCGCGGAGCGCATGATCAACTATCGCCGTCGCCGTGACGCAGCGGTGTCGGTCCTCGAAGACGTTAGCTACTAAGCTGCCGCCGTGGGCCAGAAGGTCAGGCTCAAGTCAGCCGCCCGGCACTTGTACGCCGGGCGGTTGATTATGCCGAACGAGGAATTCGACGCGGAGTTACAGGACGCGCAGGACTTGGTTGCACTCAATTTCGCGCGCGTGGTGCCGGTCGTGATGGAGACGCTTCCTGTGGAGCAGACTCCCAAGCGGCGGCAGTATCGTCGGCGTGACATGGAGGCCGACAAGGAATGAACCTGCTCGGGTTAAGCATCACACGAACCAAGTCCCTGCTGCCTGCGTTGTCGTCAGTGAGCGGTGGCTGGATGAGCGTGATTCGGGAATCGTTCGCGGGCGCGTGGCAGCGTAACGTCGAAGTTCGTGCAACACAAAACCTGCTCGCATTCTCGGCGGTCTACGCTTGCGTGTCGCTTATCGCGGATGACATCTCCAAGCTGCGGATCAAGTTGCTGCGATACAAGGACGATATCTGGACGGAAGTGGTTGGGTCTTCTCCGTTCCAGCGTGTGCTGCGTAAACCCAATCGTTTTCAGACCCGCCTGCAATTTATCTCCTTGTGGGTGGTTAGCAAGTTGTTATATGGCAATACCTACGTTATCAAGCAACGCGATGCGCGAGGCGTGGTCACGGCTATGTTCGTGCTTGATCCCCGGCGTGTAGTTCCGCTGGTGTCGGGGGATGGCGGGGTGTACTACCAGATTCAGACGGACTACCTGTCGGAAATCTCGCAATCGGTAACGGTTCCTGCTTCCGAGATTATTCACGACCGGATGCTGTGTTTTTGGCATCCACTAATCGGCGTGTCACCAATTTACGCCTGCGGCATGAGCGCGACGCAGGGTCTAGTCATTCAGGAAAACAGCGCCAAGTTTTTCGAGAACATGAGCCGACCCTCGGGGCAGTTGACAGCGCCGGGCGCCATCAGTGACGACAACGCTGATCGGCTGAAGGAGTACTTCGAAAAGAACTTTTCCGGCGGCAACATCGGACGGTTGCTGGTGACGGGTGACGGGCTGAAGTACGAGTCGATGAGCATGCCCGCAAACGATGCGCAACTGATTGAGCAATTGAAATGGACGGTGGAGGATGTGGCGCGCTGCTTCAAGGTGCCGCTGTACAAGTTGGGAGTGGGGCAACCGACCGTCGGCAATATCGCGCAGATGAATCAGGACTACTACTCGCAGACGTTGCAGAACATGATCGAATCCATTGAGGCGTTGCTAGACGATGGGCTAGGATTGCCGACGACGCTAGGGACGGAACTTGATCTGGAAGGATTGTTGCGAATGGACCCGACTTCTAGAGCAGACCGTTACGCGAAGATGGTAGGCGCGGGGGTGATGGCTCCGAACGAGGCGCGCGAGAGCGAAAACCTTGAACCGGCGGAGGGTGGGGAAACTCCTTACCTGCAACAGCAGAACTATTCTTTACAGGCGCTTGCGCGACGGGATGCACAGCCAGCACCTTCCGCAACCCCTTCCGTTCCCGCCGCTACTCCGACGCCCATGCCGGTTGATGACACGCCCAATCCGGCAGACGTTGCCACTGAGGATCCAGCCGCAATGGCGTTGACGCTCGCGCTTATTGCTAAAGTTCAGGAGGCAGCGCATGTCGACTTTTGACGTCAACAAGATGGCGGACCTCGTTATTTCTGCCATGCGGAGTTACGTGGCGCAGGGCATCGCAAAGGTCACGGAAAAGTTGCAGGCGCTGGAAGCGAAGGTAGATGGAAAGGTTGAGCGCGCAGCCGTGGAGCCGTGGTTGCGGAGCCTAATCGATGAGCGGCTGCGCACGCTGGAGCTACCGCGAGGGCAGGACGGGGCGGCGGGACGCGATGGTATCGACGGCAAGAGCATCGACCTTGAGAGTCTTCGGCAGCAAGTGCAGCAGGCAGTGGAACTTGTATTGGAACCGGTGCAGGCGCACATGACCGACATGCACTCGCACGCCATGACCGCCATGTGTTCGTATATCGAGGAGCAGACCGCTGCATTGGAGAAGGCTGTCGCTGCGCTGCCCATGCCGAAGGACGGGCGCGATGGTAAGGACGGCATCCCCGGCGAACGAGGAGAGCGCGGTGAGTCAGGGCTTGCGGGTAAAGATGGCGTTTCAGGCGTTGACGGCGCGCACGGCGAGAAGGGCATCGACGGACGCGATGGACGCGACGGTAAGGACGGACGCGATGGAGCGCACGGCAAGGACGGTGTGGCAGGTCGTGACGCTTTGGAAATCAATACGCTCCCAGCGATAGACAAGACGCGCAGCTACGCCGAGGGCACTTACGCTTTTGAGGCAGGCGGGATGTTGCGCGCGATGCGTGAAACCGATCCGTTGGACGATGCGCGCAGCCTGTTCGATGCCGGGTGGCGCATCGTGCTGAACGGCGTCGCGTCGGTGTATTCGGAACTGGTCGGCCCGCGCAAGGTGATTCTGCATCAACGCATGACTGACGGCACGACATCGGAAGCAGCTTTTGATTTCGCTGTGCCGCTGTTCAAGGGCGTATGGCGGGATGGCGCGTATAGCGCAGCGGACATGGTGCAACGGGACGGGTCGGTATGGATGGCGTTGCGGGACACGACGACGACGCCGCGCAGTGGTGCCGAGGATTGGGTGCTGGTGACTAAGAAAGGCGCGGATGGGAAGGATGGCAAGAACGGCGACCCCGGACCGCGTGGACCTGAAGGCAAGGCAGGCAAGGATCTGACGCAGATGACCTTCGACGGGAAGAAATACTGACATGGCAACCGCTTGGACCATCGAACGTATGTGGGAGGATCAGCCGTGCGTGATTATGGCGAGCGGTCCGTCCATGTCGATGGAGGTTGTGGAGACTGTGCGCCGGGCGAAGCCGCATCGCATGATCGTGGTCAACAATACGTTCCGCCTTGCCTCATGGGCCGACCTTTTGTACGCCGCTGACGCCGGGTGGTGGAACTATCACAAGAAGGAGGCGCTGGCGTTCGCTGGGCTAAAGGCGACGTGTACCGACAATCCGTATCCTGAAGTGCTGAAATTGAAGGAAGGGGCGCGGGAGGGTTTCGATCCCAACCCCGATACGATTTGCACTGGCGGCAACTCAGGCTATCAGGCGATCCACGTCGCGGCGCATCTTGGCTGCAAGCGCATCATGCTCTGCGGGTTTGACATGCACGGCACACACTGGCACGCGAAGCATGAGGCTCCGTTGCGCGAGCATGGTGAAGGGATGTATGCAAAGTGGTTGGAGCGATTCAAGACATTGGTGGTTCCGCTGTCGAATCGTGGGATAGAAGTCATCAATTGCACGCCGGGCAGCGCGTTGAAGGTGTGGCCGTATATGGATTTGACGCAGGCGCTAGGTGGATTGGTCGAGCGGAGGGCGTCCGCATGAAGCGCGCCTTGTGCTTGATCCGCGAGGCGCTTGTCTATCGGCGCGGCGCCTTTTTGTCCGGGTTGCGTAATGCGGAATACCGCATTGTGGAAACACTGAACGATCCCGTGCCGGGCGACGTGCTCGTGATCTGGAACCGCTACGGCGCGAATGAGAATCATGCCACACGTTTCGAGCGTGCTGGCGCGCAGGTCGTGGTAGTCGAGAATGGCTACCTTGGAAAGTCGTGGTTGGGTGATCGCTGGTTCGCGTTGTCGCTGGGACAGCACAACGGCGGAGGGCAGTGGAATGTGGGATCGAATGACAGATGGGATTCGCTCACGGTGCCGCTCGCTCCGTGGCGTCGTGATGGAACCGAAACGATCATCCTTGCACAACGCGGCATCGGTTCAGCGAGTGTACGGTCACCTGACAATTGGGCGGCATCCGTTCAGAAAAAGATTGGTGGCCGCATCCGTCCTCATCCGGGGAAGCATGACCCGACGGTGTTGTTGGAGGATGATCTTCGTCACGCTAAATGCGTGATTACATGGGCATCGTCGGCAGCGCTGTCTGCATTGGAGATGGGCGTTCCTGTGTGGTACGCCTACGATAAGTGGATTGGCGGAGAAGCAGGACGAAGCCTTACGGATTTTGACAAAGACATTGTGCCGCATGGAGACCGTATTGCAATGTTCCGTAAGTTGATATGGGCGATGTGGCGGGCAAGTGAGATCGAAGATGGAACGGCTTTCCGAACCCTCTGTGGCTAACGGCTTCGAACGTCAGTTCGTTCGCCCTCGGCAGGGCAGGACGTTGATCGTCGGCTCCCGCGTGTATCCGGGGCGCGAGGATCGGCGTGCGTTGTATGACAACGTGGAAGGGTGGGACGCGCTGCCGGGCGAGGGTGTGGATCGTGTGATCGATCTGGAGAACGAGGTTCCTAGCGTGGAGCAGTTTGCCCACATTGAATGCGTGAGCGTGCTGGAGCATACGAAGCGGCCGTGGCTGCTAGCGCGAAACATCGTACAGTTGTTGCGAGTGGGCGGGACGCTATACCTGACAGTGCCCTTCGTTTGGCGCGTGCATTCTTACCCCGATGACTTTTGGCGGTTCACGGTGTCGGGTGTGCGCGCTCTTTTTTCTTCGATTCTGTGGGAGTCGATTTGCTACTCGCATCTGGAGTTGACGGAGAGCATCAAGAGTCCCGGAGCGACGTTGCATGGGCACACTTACTTGCCGCGCACTGAGGTCTGCGCGTTCGGGGTGCGGCTATGACAATTACTGACCGCATCGATGCCATAACGTTGATACCGGAGGCGTATCGCGCAGCATTCTTGCCGGCACCGAAGGCGGTAAAGATCGAGATCACGGGACGCTGCAATTATCGGTGTGGCTTCTGCGCGTTGCGCACGCGCAAGAAACAGCCGAAGGGCGACATGGCTCTTCCCTTGTTCAAGCGAATCACGCGACAGATGAGGGAGGCAGGCGTAGAGGAAATTGGTGCCTTCTATCTTGGCGAGTCTACGATGGCACCTGAATTGCTGATCGAGGCGGTGGCGTGGTGTAAGCATGAGCTGGACTTTCCCTACGTGTTTCTGACAACCAATGGAGCGCGTCTGTTTCCTGAATTGGTCGCGCTGTTGATGGAAGCGGGGTTGGGCAGTCTCAAGTTCTCCGTCAATGCCGCGTCGGAAAAGCAATTCTCTGAACTCATGGGAGTGTCCCCTAAGTTATGGCGTAAGGCATTGTCGAACATCCGCGCTGCGCGCAAGGTGCGGGATGATAACGGTTATGCCTGCGGGATTTACGCGTCTTCTATTCAGTATGACGGTGAGCAACAGGTGATGATGCAGGATATGCTGAATGAACACGTCTTGCCGTTTGTCGACGAACATTACTGGTTGCCACTGTACTCGATGGGTTCGTTGGCGACCGCACGCGAGCAGGAACTGGGCTACCGACCAACAGCCGGAAATCAAGGACGCGTGGGCGCGCTGCGCGACCCTCTGCCGTGCTGGAGTGCGTTTACCGAGGGACACGTTACCGCAGATGGAATTTTGTCGGCGTGTTGCTTTGATGCAGACGGGCGTTGGCATATGGGCGACTTGAATCAACAGACATTCATGGAGGCGTGGAATAGCGAGAAGTTTCAACTACTACGTGCGGCCCATCTGCGCGGTGATGTCAGCGGAACCCCTTGTCAGGAATGCGTAGCATATGCTTAACGGTAACGTAAAGATTCTCGTCACCAGCCGCAGCGGATCGGGCAGTTGGGCGATACGCGGCGAGCAATTGGGTGCAGCAATTGGGGCGACGGTCGAGCGTAACGCAAGCAAGATCAAGGGTTACGATGTTGTGGTAATGGTGAAGCGACCGAAGCCCGATCTGCTGCACCGTATCAAGTCGGTGGGCGTCCCGATTGTCTGGGATATCGTTGACGCATGGCCGCAGCCGGAAGGCAATTCATGGGGCAGGGAGACTTGCCTGAAGTGGCTGCGTGAGGAAGTGCAGGCGATCAAGCCGGTTGGCATCGTCGCTGCGACGCAGGCGATGGCAGCAGATTGCGCCGAGTTCGGCGTGCCCGTGCTCACGTTGCCGCATCATGCGCGTCCTAACCAGATGCCCAATCCTATCCGTTTGCGTGTGCAGACGGTGGGCTATGAGGGTTCGGCCAATTACCTTGGCGCGTGGAATGAAACGCTGCAAGTAGAAAGCGCCATGCGCGGGTGGAGGTTCATAGTCAACCCGGCGCACCTTGCGGACTTGGACATTGTGGTGGCGATGAGATCACACAAGGGCTACGCCGCGCAGCACTGGAAGTCGAACGTGAAGCTGGCGAACGCGCAAGGTACAGGAACCCCTTGCGTCGTGAATCGGGAACGCGGTTACGTGGAGACAGCGAAAGGCGGGATACAGTGGGCGGATAACCGCGAGGAGTTGAGCGCTGCTTTCGACTACCTAACCGACGTGCATACTAGGCGCGCGGTGTCGGCTGATTTGCGCGAGGGCGATATCACATTGAAGGCAACAGCGGGAACGTACAGGTCATGGCTCGGTCAGTTGAAATTCTGAGGACCGGCGAGGAGTCGGTAATCGGCACCGCGCTCCTTGATCAGATCGCCGCTGCGGCGCAGAGCCTCGACATGGCAACGACAATCTCGCAGACTTTCCGGGGCGGCAGCGATTGGCTGGCGTTGTTCGGTCCCGGTGCGGTGGTGAGGGATGCGGCACGGCATCGGCAGATTGCGAATGGTGGCAAGGCAGCGTGCTGGGACTTGGGTTATCTCGGTGCCGGGAAGTTGCCGGGAGTGTCGTATCTGCGGGTGAGCGTTGACCACAATCATCCGTGGCGCGACTTCGACGCGACGCCTTCGGACGGTAGCAGGCTGGATGCTTTTGGTCCCCCGCATCTGCGTACTGACGCAGCGCCGGGAGGGCCGGTGATCGTGATTGGGATGGGGCCGAAGTCGAGGACGCATCTTGGGCTGACGGATTGGGAGATGACGAAGCTGCGCGAACTCAAACAACGATTCCCCAAGCACTCGGTACTGTACCGTCCAAAGCCAGTGTCCTATGGCGGCAAGGTCATCAACCGCGACAAGCACATCGACTGGCCGCTGTCGGAGTTGGGTCCTATTGCGGACACGCTGCGCGGCGCGAGTCTGGTGGTGTGTCGGCACAGCAACGTGGCGGTGGATGCGTGCATCGCGGGCATTCCGGTCGAGTGCGAGGACGGGGCGGCGTACTGGCTGTATCGCAACAGGTGCGACCCGTCGCTTGAGGAGCGCATTGATTTCCTGCGGCGCTTAACGTGGTGGCAATGGCGCACTGACGAACAGAAGGAAGCATGGCAATTCCTGAACACAATTTGCGCCTGAATCTTGGTTGCGGGCGACATGTGCTTGACGAGTGGTTTAACGTCGATGCCAAGGCGAGTCCGCTGGCGCCGCGTGCGCCGGAATTGTTGAGCGATGTTCGCAAGATTGACTTACCGGACGGATGTGCGACGAGCATCATGGCAATTCATGTGTGGGAACATTTCTATCGTTGGGAGTGTGACGACATCATTCAGGAGTGGCGCAGGCTGCTGCGGCCTCGCGGCACGTTGATTATGGAGATGCCTGACCTGTTCAAGTTCTGCCAGAACATTTTGGACGGGCGCATGAAGGGCGGGAAAGACCCAGATCAGCTTGGCATGTGGGGGCTGTACGGCGACCCGCGCGAGTGCGACCCGCTGATGGTGCATCGGTGGGGCTGGACGTTCGCAACGCTGTCGCCGTTTCTTGAGCGGCACGGATTCACGGATGCAAAGGAGTTGGCGACAAAGTGGCATCGGGCAGGGCGGGGTCATCGGGACTTTCGGATTGAGGCGGTGAGGACATGACTGCCGGAGAACTTAACGCGGGCAGAGGGCCGGTGCGCGGCGTGTGCGCGGTCTGTGGTGACACGATAGGCTCTTACGACTCGCGGTGGTTCTCCGACGCGGGTCAGATGGTTTGCGCGTTCAAGTATTCAAGGACCATGGGGCAGGGAGTACCGTGCAGGACGGAAGCCAATGCAGCGGAATTCCGCCACTACTGGACGGGCGGTTGAGTATGCGCGTCTACATCGGCCACGACAGCAGGGAGCAGGCAGCGTTCGACGTTGCCGCTAAGACTGCGCGCGGCTTTGACTGCGACGTGTTCCCGGTGTATGAGGACCGGCTACGTGGAGCGGGGCTGCTGACGCGCCCTACGGATCGGCGCGGCAATACGATGTGGGATTTCAACAGTAGCGCGCCGCAGTCGACCGAGTTCGCCGTGTCGCGGTTCTTCGTGCCGATGCTCGCGCATTCGGGCTGGTGCCTCGCGGTCGATTGTGATGTCGTGTTCCTGCAAGACCCGCACGAGTTGCTGGAGTTTGCCGACAACGATAAGGCGGTGATGGTAGTAAAGCACCCTCCGCTGACTGCGACAGGGTTCAAGATGGATGGGCAGGTGCAGACGGTTTATCAGCGCAAGAACTGGAGCAGCGTGATCTTGTGGAACGTGGATCACGTTGCTAACAAGCGGCTCAACCTGCTGACGTTGAATCAGTGGCCGGGACGCGACTTGCACGCTTTTCGCTGGCTCGCGGATTCGGAGATTGGTGACTTGCCGGGCGTGGCGAATTGGTTGGTGGGTGTGCAGCCGAAGCCGAAGCGCCCGATGATCGCTCATTACACTTTGGGCGTTCCTGCGATGCAGGGGCATGAGCATGATGAACATGCAGAAATATGGACGGAGGCGAGTCAGCGATGAAGACCACAGAAGTCGGCGGGATGGGGTTTGCTCCGAAGGTGACAATCCGGCCGTACACGCCCAATCCAGAAATTGCGCGCTACGAAAAGGTGTGGGAGAAGGATGAGTACCGCGAGGTGGCGCCGGGAGAGCAGATCGCGCTTACCTTCTTGCAGCAGGCGCGGGTCACGCGTGACGCCGAGTGCATCGACTTCGGCTGTGGCACCGGACGCGGGGCGCTGATGCTGGCGGCATTGGGCGGTCTGCGCGTGACTATGGTGGACTTCGCCAAGAACTGTCTCGACAAGGAAGTAGCCGAGGCTTGCGTAACGCAGCCGGACCGCCTCAAGTTCATCGTGCGCGACCTGAACAAGACGATGCCGTTCCACGCACCGTATGGCTACTGCGTGGATGTGATGGAGCACGTTCCGACCGAAGACGTGTCGAAGGTGTTACGGAATATTCTAGGCAGCGCGCACCACGTTTTCTTTTGCATCGCGCTGTTCGATGATCTGCACGGCCGCAAGTTTGGGATAGGTCCATTGCATCTGACGGTGAAACCTGCCGTGTGGTGGCTGGATCAGTTACGCAGCCTAGGGGCGGTGATTCATTGGTCAGCATCCGACGTCAATCGCTGCATGGTGTATTGCAGCAATTGGAAGGACGCGACGGAGGTATTAGTCGGTGGCAAGATCAACGTGACCGAGGAGATAGTGGACGCGCAGGTAGTGGCGAACGTCAACGCCGGATGGCAACACGTTGTCCCGCGTGACAAACAAAATCGTGAGGTCGTGCTGTTGGCCGGAGGGCCTAGCCTTGCGGGGCAACTGGACGAAATCAAAAAGCTGCGCGCAGAAGGCGCGGGGCTGGTGACTGTCAATGGTGCCTATGCGTGGGCGCTGGAACATGGACTGGAGCCGAGCGTACAGATTGTTCTCGACGCGCGGGCATTCAATGCGCGGTTCACGCGGCCGATTACGCCCTACACCAAATACCTGATCGGGTCGCAGGCGCATCCGTCAACGCTGGAAGGATTGCCGTATGAGCAGACGTTCCTCTGGCACTCCGGCTTGACGGAAGCGAACGACAGATTTGTGCAGGACAAGATGGGCTACTACTTTCCGGTGCCGGGCGGATCGACCGTGGTACTGCGGGCCATCCCGCTGCTAAGGATGCTTGGCTTTTGGAGGCTGCATCTTTTCGGCTTCGATTCGTGTGTGACTAAGGAACAGCATCACGCCTACGCGCAGACGGAGAACGACAACGAACCTCTGGTGCCTGTGACTTGTGGTGACCGAATGTTTGAATGCACGCCTTGGATGTTGTCGCAGGCGAGTGAGTTTAGGGACATCGTAAAGTTCATGGGCGATGAAGTTGAGTTGGCGGTCTACGGTGACGGTCTTATCGCCAATATGGTATCGACCGGCGCGGTCTTTTCAACGCAACAGAAGGAGTAACTATCATGGCGGCATCTGCGTTTCAACTGTACAACACGGCAAAGAAATACATCGGCAATGGCACGCTGGTGCTCGGCACGACGGCGTTCAAGCTGAAGCTGACCAACAGCGGCAGCAATGCGTCTACGTTCACGCTCTCGACGTTCGCGGGTGTGACTGGTGAGATATCGGCGCGCGGTGGTTACGTGGCGAACGGCAAGGCACTGGCGACGATGATCTGGACGGTTGGCGCATCGGCGAAAAGCTACAAGTTCAACGCTGCGGACTTGGTGTTCACGGCGTCGGGTTCGTCGCTGATCAACGTAAAGTATGGCGTGATCGGCTTCTCCGGCGGCAAGGCGTTGTGTTGGTCAAAGCTGTCCACAGCGCAGTTCACGGTGACCAGCCCGAACACGCTGACGATCCAGTTCAACGCGCTCGGCATTTTCGAGATGCATTGATCATAGGAACCTCTCATGCCAACCGCCTATAAGGTGCTCGGGCAAAACAACCCGGCTGCGACCACGGCGACGACGCTGTACACGGTGCCGTCGTCCATGTCGGCGGTCTGCTCGACGCTCTCGATCTGCAACGTGGGCGTCAGCACGACGTTCCGAGTTGCGGTGCGGCCTGCCGGGGCGACGCTGGACCCGAAGCACTATCTCGTCTATGACGCGCCAGTGAATCAGTACGATTCGGTGCTGCTGACGCTCGGCATTTCGCTGGCGACGACGGACGTGGTGACGGTGTACGCGGGCCACGCCAACGTCGCGTTCTCGCTGTTCGGGGCGGAGATAACGTAATCGGGGCGGAGATAACGTAATGAGCATCCGTGACTTGCGCGGCCCCGCGTTCGCGTCGAAGCGCAACATCGGGAATGCGCCTGTCGCGCCGTGGGTGCGGCCTGCGTCGTGGACGGCGTTGCCCGACGTGACGGGCTTGCAGAAGTTCGCGGGCCTGCACGCTGTATTCCCCGACAGCAACTTCGTGGCGTTGAGCGCCGATGGCAACTTCACGGTCGATTGGGGCGACGGCACCGGGACAACAAACGTATCTAGCGGCGTGACGGCGGAATACAACATTCCCTACGCCAATGCTGCGACGACTTCGGATGTTGGCATCGCTTCCGCCGTTGCCTGCACCTTCACCGATGCGGGCGATACGGTTGGGCTGACGGCACACGGTTGGGACAACGGGCAGCAAGTGGCGTTCAACACGATCACCTCTACGACGGGCATCTCAACCTACACGACGTACTTCATCGTCAACAAGGCGGCGGATACGTTTCAGGTGGCGACGACAGCGGGTGGCTCGGCCCTGACACTGACCACGAACGGCTCGGGCAATGTCTATGTGCCGCAGTACAGGCAAGTGATCGTGACCGTCGTCCCCAACGGCGGCAACATTACCAAACTGGACCTGCATATCAAGCACAGCACGTCGGGGTTGCAAGTGTACTCGTCTGGTTTCTTGGACGTTGCGATTTCCGCGCAGTACATGACCGACTTGCGTTTCGGGGTGCAGACGCCGGGAGGGGCGACGCAAGTCATCTTGCACTCGTTGTTGCAACAATTCAACCTAGTCGCCAGCGATCTGCGGCAGCTAGAGTATCTGCTCTATACCTGTCGTTCGCTGGAGAGTATTCAGAACGTTGTTACCAGTTCCACTGCCGCTGCTAGTGCAAGTTGCACTTTTACGGACTCAACGGACACCGTAGGACTGACCGCGCACGACTTCCGTGACGGCGATAA